GCCATGATGCGCAAGAATACTTCTCGTCGCCCTTCAGCCATTGCCATAGCTATTGGGTCTATTGCGCCTCTGATTGGACTAACTATCGCTGTTGATGCGTTAGCCCTACAGAACTTTTTTAAATCCGAAATGACCTTCTCGCCATCTGGATTCAAACTACCGTCATCAGTGAGGAACAAACGACGGTAGGCGTATTTTCTTTGTCTTATCTTAGCTAGTAGTTTTTGCATTAAATAGGTAATGGACTAGGTTGATTTCCAGCTAGTGCGGCAGTTTCAGTCAAAGTCTTAGCTGAGTTAGCAACTACTGGAGCTGCTTCTAACAACTGAGCCAACTGCTGCTGCTGCGCTTGCTGGTCTTTCATGAACGCAATCTCTTCTTCGCTGCGCAATACCTTAGCAGGTACGCCATTGATGTCAGCCAATTCACGTGCAATCTTCTTGCTGTCAAATACCATCAATACATCTGGGTCAAACTGAGCTAAACCAGTCACCGATTCAAGTGTTCTTAGGATAGCAACGCCATCTTCAGCTCTCTGCGCACGGTTTAATGGGGAAATATACTCAATTTGCACTTCACCTTGGGCTTCTTTTAGCTCATCTGGCATCTCTGGCAATACGCCAGCACGTGCAAGAATGTCTAATTCACGCTCAATCATTGGTCCTAGCATCTCTGACTGCTGACGACCCATTGTCGGAGCAAGCAAAGCACCCTTCTCTTGCGCACGTAACATGGCTTCAGTAGCTGTCATGGTAGGAGCATCTACAAGAATCTGGAATAGAGTAATCAAGAACGCATCATTGATAACCTTACGGCGCTGCTCCATCATATCTAAACCTAGATTGACGTTCGCACCAGTTTCCAATGGTCTGACCATCTGTTCGCCACGCTCATTGATGCCGCCAAAGTTTAATGCGCTTGGTCTAGCATTGAAAGCCTGAAGAACACCGTCTTCTTGCAACAATAAAGGTGGGTCTACGGCTTTATGAGCAGCACGTAGCACTGTCTTTGACATCTCGTTAATCATCTTGATGTCTGGCAATACCAACATAGCTGGCGAACGACCATAAATCTCTTTAGGGCTGGTCACATATCTACTTACAGCGTAAGGGAATGACTGGTAACCGCCTTCGCTCATCACTTTTAAGCCTTCAATAGACAAGTAGTATGAGGAATAAGGCATGCCACGATAGTCTTTGCGACCATTCATGCGCTCTTCGTTAGGTTTTACGCAATGAATAAACTCAAATGTAGCTTCTGGATTTACTTCCAGCATTGACTTCATCTTCTCTGGCAGGTTATCAGCACCCCACTTCTGAGCTGCTTGACGTGCTGTCATCTCAAACTTGCGATGCACCTTGTCAATAACGCCATTATGATTCTCAGCAAAGTAAATCTCGCTAAGATGGATAGACTTGTATCGGATACCCTTACCAATGATGTCATCAACGAACAATGCACCTGTACCAAATGCACCCAATGACATGTATGCTTCATGCGCTTGGCTGGCAAAGTTGGCTTTAGGGCTGTAACGAACTTGGAAAAGAATCTGCGTTACTTCATCTAGGTACTGATTGACCTGCTTGTTCTTTGATAGGTATGAATCTGTGACCTTTAGCTTGTGCCAGTGCTGAGTACGTGGAGTTAACATGCTCTCCATTGCAGCAGCAAATCTCTCAAGCGCTAATGATGCCGTAGCATCAAACATCTTCTCAGTGCGCTTATCGCCTTGGGTTTTATTAGACGCTTGAAACCAGTCCTGTCTTGGCAGGATACGCTCAGCAATCTCTTTCCAATGATTTTCCCATGTGCCACGCTCACCTTCCATCTGGCTGTGCTGGCGGATTATGTCTTGCGCACGTGAATCCATGTTATTCCTCTGTCAACATTGCACTAGCTTTTTTAGGCTTCTTCTCTTCTTCAGCCAACATACCAGCAGCAGAACGACGCTCACCCATGCGCTTGCGCTTCATCATCATCTCATCTTCTGGTGTTGCAGCAGGTACTGGTGGAGCTTCCTTCTTGTCTTCGGTTAGCTTTTCATAAGCCATGTAAGCTGGGCTCATTTCTTTGGTCAACATTCCAGCCATATTATTCTCCGAGCAATCGTTTTGATGCTGTCATTCCACCTGCTGTTTCGTCTGCTGCGCCTAATACTGTAGACGCACGACCTCTACGACCTTTTCTTGCTGCCAATTGACCTGCAATCTCTGATTCTGCACGACCAAGACCTGCTGCTCTGTCTTCTGGTTTTGCCACAACTGACGTTGCGACTGGTGCTGCTGCGGCTGCTGGTGCGCTTGGTGCGACACCTGCCAACTTAGCAACTGGCTTAACTACTGATTGAACTACGCCGCCCATGGTTAGCTCCCTAAAAGTTTACGTGTTGCTGTCTTCGGCTCTTCGGTAGCCATAAGACCTGATGTCAATACTGTTGATGCACGACCACGACGCTTAGCCATCATGTCAGCAGATTCACGCTCTGAACGTGCTTGTGCTGTCGCTGTATCAGGTGGTGGTGGTGGCGCTTCTGGCGCTGCTGGTGGTGGTGGCGCTTTGCCGCCGAATAATCCGCCCATGTCTTACTCCTTAAAGAATCTCATAATCGCTAATAGCATAAGCCTGTCTTCTACCGCCTGTGATTTCACGCCTTACAAGTGTTCTGGCTTCACCTGCTCCGACAAACATATACTGAGCTGCTTCACATACGTGAGAATACATGTTCTTATCAGGAACGTCACGATATTTCTCTTCACCAGATACCTGCAATCGCTTGTAATTGTATCCCCCAGCCATACCTTTGCGCAACTGTTTACAGTTAGGATGTATCCATACCCCTGCATCACCATCAATTAGACGGCTTAAACAGACTGCAACTGATTCTCTACGCTTCACAAAGTCATTGGTAGGAGCTGGATTAGCTGGTATTCCTGCTGCCCTGAGTATCTGAAACGGTGTAGTTTCATCTGTCTGCGCTCTGGAATCACCTGCTGGGTCACCAGTTACCTGTGCAAACGTCATTCGTGGGTAGCGTTCGTGCATTGCAGCACGTAACAACTCAGCAAATCGTACTGCGCCCATGTCTTCTGTGACCAATTCGCTGTGAATACGCCATTGACCCATTGCTGTCTTCTGACCAAACACGGCTGCTGGCGTTAAACCAAAGTCAATACCGACATACATTGGCATTGATGGGATGATTTCAAACTCTCTGGCATGTAGATGGTCACGGTATTCAGGATAGATTGGCTTTCCTTCACGTACAAAACCGTACTCAGCATCTACATAAACCTTAATCCAGTCTTCGTCTTTACCTGCAATCTGGCGCTCATAGTAGTTAGGTGGCAGATTCTCACGATTCTCAGCGTTCTCACTGCGACCACTTGGCTGCGCAAAGAACTGCCAGCCCTCTGGTTTAATCTCTTCTGCCAACTTGTACCACCAATGGTCATTATCTGGTGGGTTAGTATCCATGATGATGCCTGACCAAGAGCTGCCGCCCATCAATACTGATGGATAACGACCAACACGACCAGTCAAACCGTCAATAACTGCCTTTGGTAACTCTCTGGCTTCATTGACCCATGCGCCTGTCAATTCCATAGATAACAGTTTTGCAATGTCATCTGGCTTATCCATAGCCAAGAAGATAACTTCTAGGTCTAAGTCACCCTCTGTGATGTGGTGCATTGGTGGACCATTGTCTACCCAGCGCCCAACGCTAGGGTCTACCCATTGATGCCACGTCTTAATTGTAGTGGTTTTAAGCTCAGGATACGTGTTACGGATAACAGCCCAGCGACTTCTACGCTTGCCGTCTGTGCCAATACGCTGCATCTTAGCCCTGCGTAGTATCTCCATCACGCATGCCGTTGACTTACCGCTACCGAATGGACCACGAATACCACGCACAAATGCGTCAGATTTCATGAACGCACGGCTCACTTCACCTGCTGGGGTATATTTAATTTGCGTTTGGCTTGTCATCTAGGTCAATGTTGATTGAGAATCCTGAACCGCTAATCTCTTGCTCAATTTTGTCACGCCAATTCATGTTCTTTAGTGCAAAGATAGCGCCTGTAGGATTAGAACCCTGTAGTCTTTTCTCGTATGCGTTCTCTACAATCATCTTAGCTCTTTTTACGGAGTGGGAAAACCCATCATAATCCAAGTAGTTATCAATCTCGCTTCTTGAGCTAAACCCTAAATGTAGAGCTAATCCAGTCCATGTAATAGGCTCTTCGTTAGCCACGCATACAGCTAGGAATTCATCTACCTTAGCGTCAAAGTCTTCTGGCGATGAATACTTACGTGGTCTACCGCCTTTGTTCTTTTCTGTCATTTGCCAGCAATCCTTTTTGACCCAACCATCTTGTCTTCTTTAGCAAACTTCTTTGCGACTGACTGAGGGATGTCTACCTTCTTGGCGAATTCTTTATTGTGCGCTACTGCTTGCATGAGCTTCTTTTGCGCTGCGGATTTATAAGGCATATCTACTCCTATGAGTTTATATCTACATTATAGCAAAAAAGCAGGGTACTTGATTACTCTTTCCCCTACAAAATCACTTCTCGCTATCCTCTAAACATTTCACGCATTTGTATTTGTATCTTAAACCATCTGCGCTTTTAATCTGTTTTCCTGTTGCTGGCATCAATCTCTTGCAATAATCACACCATCTGTTCAATGAGCTGCTTTGTATCATTCAGTAAATCTTCTTCTGTAAATCCATAATGCTTTGGAAAACGCTTAGTCCCCAAACCGTGTACGCTCATGTTGCCACGATGGTGTTCAAAGCACAAGGGTATCAGCGTAGTATAGTCACCCTTACCCCAGCCACGCCCACCACGAATATGATGCAGCTCCACTGGCGTATCTACAATCTCAGCATCAGTGAACCTGAATACCCTACGGCAAACCATACAACCAAGCCGTGCAACCAGCGCCTTATGTTCTCGCTCAGTGTTATTCATTGACAGACGCATACCAGTTATTGATGAGCTGCTTAAATCTATCCAGCCCTTCGCCAATTTTTATATAAGTACCATCTGGCTTAATCCAGTAGATACTGTTAATCATAAGCTGCTTGTTTTCAGAGTAGCCATTGACCACGATTACCTTAAACTGCGGCAGCTTAGCTAAGTTTTGCAGCAAAATCTTTTGACCTTGGCTTAACTTTTCTTTGCCACGCTTGAACTCGGCAATCAAAAACTGACCTTTTCTCTCATAGATTAGGTCTAAATCACTAGGCAGCACTTTAGGATTGTCGCTAATAATCCCAAGCAAACTGCTGTAGTCAATGTGCATTGCATCAGGATTGCGCATTAAAACGGACACTCTTCAACTTGTATGGTTCTCGGTGGAATGTAGTCAATCCAGCACTCTGGCTTATCTTCAATAAACCGTTCAGCTTCTTTTCTGGTATTGAACCCACGCAATTGACCACCAAAGTCACTGACCATGTATCGGATAGCCGTATAAATAGGAATAGTTATCATCTTGCAGCCCTATCCAATGCACGGTTAGACGCTTCAATGCTGCGCCATGATTCTGCTTTTAGCTCATGCAACATCATCAATGTCTTTACGGTTTCGTATTCAGCAATGGCATCGCACATTTCTTCTAAGTGATGTAGATAGTCTGGATGAGCGTAGGCATCTGATTCTTTAGCGCTCTCAGTCTTAGCCAAAGACTTGCGCATCAATGATGCTTTGATAGACTTGCGCTTCTCAGTCATGTACGTGACGTGCGCTTTTAGTTTTGCGTACTTCTCTGCGTTATCCGCAATGTAATTCAATGATTCAAATAAACTTATCTTATTTTCCATAATTCTCTCACTTTATCCTCAAGTCGTAATCTAGCTTCAGCTCCACGCTTCTGCCCTACCAATTGTAGATATTCTCTGCGATTAAGTAAAGGCATTTTTAACACGGCTCTGGCTTCACACTCATGCCGCCATTCCTCAGACGAGGTATCTATAGGGTAAGGCATGTGCCATCTCTACAAATTGCTGGCTTTCCCTATCAAACCACAATAGGAATCTGCCTTCAAATTCACCATGTCGCTGCTTCTCGCATATCAGCATGGCATCTGGTTCACTGTTATCAACGGCTTCGCCCTGCTGCGCCATCATCTCCTTTTTCTTATTCTTCCAAACGATAAAAATGTTATCCACTTGGTCTGATATTGCGCCTGAACCCTTCAGGTCAAACTTACCACCAACTGCAAACTCATCACCAGCTTTACGTAAGTGATGCACCAAATGAATGTGGATATTGTTCTGCTGCGCAATGGCGCATAGGCTGTTAATCAAATCCTTCTGACCGTTATAGTCATCTTCACCCTTAACTACCTTCATCAATGAATCAATGACAATATGCTCAATACCCTTCTCTTGCTTGGCATATCTACATAATGCTTCTATCTTGCTGCCGTCAAACCTGCCGTGATGGTCAAATACGTACAGCTTATTCTCCATAAACATGCTGTATTTATTCAACATAACCTCATCTGGATGTCTGACATTAGTGGCTTGTCTTGCCATACGCCCTAGCGTAGCACCAACTGGCATCTCAAATGATGCGACCAGCGTCTTAAAGTTTTGCTGTACCAGCGCCAGAACTACCTGACCAGTCAGCAATGACTTGCCGTGACCGTTGACACCAGCGTAAACCGATACTTCACCTAGTCTTAACTGCACCTTATCGTGCGTCTTATCCCAAGGCAGCTTAGCGCCACGCTTGTAATAATTGCCATGTAGATACTTGTTTATATCAGGCATTACCTCATGACCTGAAATTACCTTTGCGTACAGCTCTGATTCCTCAGCGTATGCAGCCCAATCAATGTCATCTTCTCTTATTGTTTCCATGTTGAAATCTCACCATCTATCACTGTTATTAAAAATTTAGGCTTAGCATCTACAATCTTGCACCACCAACTCACTACATTCTGCGTATTGTCAGAGGGTATCAAGTGAACAATATCTACATTAAATAGAAAATTCAGGTTTACCCTATGCGCTGGCTTATCACCAACGTATATACCGTTATCGTTTACCTTGTCGCTCATGTGAATAAATACGCTGGCAGGGATAAAACCTTGCTTACGCATCTCAACTATGTATTCGTGACCCTTCATATAGCACCTGCAAACTGATTGCTTTTAGGTGGCTGCTTGAATGTGGCACGTTGATTCCTAACCCATGTTCGCCATGTTGCATCCCAATCTAACTTAACACCCTTTGAACCAGCCACTGATACCCAGTAGTCTGTAAAAGATTCAAATGTATCGTAAGGATTTAATTCTGGTCTTTTAGTTTTGCAATAATCAATCCAACTATCAGGTATTGGTAATTCTTTTGACCATCTTGTACCTTTGGTTACCTTAGTAACTTCTCTACTGGTTATTGGTTTATGGTTCTTGGTTAGGGTTATGTCTGGGTTATCAATCGGTTTATTTTCAAAACCGTTTGGGTTTGTTTGTAAGTCTTTGTTTTTCCTAGGTCTTCCGCCAAGTTTACCTACAATCTTATTCTTTTCTGCCTTTGAATGATAGTGTTCAATCTCTTCGTCGCAACGATTGTGATGCCACCCATCTTCTTGCAAAACAAAAAACTCAGACAGCACTAACCCAACGGTTTCAGAATACAAACCTAAACGTAACCGTCTAATAACCGTTTCGGTTTCAAGTGGTATTGGCTGCTCAGTATCGTAATAAAAATTAACCAGCTTAAAGTAAATTGCTTCTTCTTCAAGTGTTAAATGACTTGTCGCTAAATGCCAATCGGCAATATTAAATTTGTAGTAGTGCATCAGATACCTGCCTTGCGAGCTATAGAACGCATTGCCTTCTGGTATTGAGCTGGAGTTGCTTCTGGGTTTTTTCTAATCCACTCTTGCTTGAGGGATTCGTAGAGGGAGTAAGACATATAACACCTTTCATCATTCGGTATCATCACAAAATTGGTGGGTCTTGGCAGACTGGTGATGAATCAGCTCTTCGGGTTGCACTCCCTAGCCATTACCCATAGACTAAACTAAAAAATTATTTGTTGCAAGTATTTACTAATCTGATTGCAGCATCAACAGAATCAATACGTGCTACCGTACCGCCACGCCATGCTGCCATCCATTCCACTTGATGCTCAGTATATTTCGCCTTAGCATCACGCTTAATCTCTACAAATACAGTTATACCGTTAATACCAACAGCCAAATCTGGGCAGCCACGACCGACCCTAGAAAGGTCAACAACGCTACAGCCAAGAGCTTTAAACGCCTTAATAATATCGGATTGGTTTTCATCAACTCTTTTTGCGTACATCAGTAAAGGTCAGGTCTAATCATCTCTGGTGTAATGCGACCTTCAGTCAGCTCAACGATGCGAGCTACGTACTTGTTAGGTATCTTACCGCCACGCATAAACCATGCGTATACGCTAACGTACTTGATGCCCAGCTTCTCAGCTAGATTCTGGTAAGTTTTAAACTCAGACTTTAATAAGCCAAAAATCTCTGGTTTTTCTTTTGCCATTGCTATTCCTCTAAGTTGATAAAGTATACCATGTAGATGTTATTTTGTAGATGTATCAGTATTAGGGTTTGTCCCTATAAAAATATATTGCATACCTCTACATTCTATGGTCAAATATCTACATTGATTAACAAAGTGAGGATAAGTGATATGCAATTTACAGAACAGCAAGTACGTTTTTTAGAATCTCAAGCCACCGACTTTTGGACTAATCCAAATAACGGCATGACGTTTGAGTTGCACTACGTAACCGTTGATGATGTTGAATACCGTTATGAGTTTTGCAGTGACGGCAGCATCATGAACATTACCCTACCTCATCCTACTGACCCAGTAGCAGATACCATGTGCGAAGACATTATGAACAGCGAAGACTATGCCATCTTGGTGGCAGCAGTTGAAGCCAAGGTCATGTCAGACCTTATCAAATCTCAGACAAGACATCTTATGGAAAGCGATGACTACAATCCTGACCTCTACAAAAATATCGTAATAGCAATTGCTGACGGATGTTTAGATAGCAGCCAAGATTCAGTAGAACGTGCGTTTACATTCAACAATCATTCAGAACTAGGATTATTTGTACGTGCATCAGTATGTGCGTACTGGGAAATCAAAGCATACAACACAGTGAAAGGAGAAGTGCAATGAAGTTTATTAGGTTTTACAAGATGTACCGCAGTCGTGGATATAGTTTAATTAACTCAGTGAGGTTAGCATGGTGGAAAAAGTGATGGACTACGCAAAATTAAGACAAATCAACGTCAACGAACATACAGAAAAAAAAGGTAATCTAACGTACCTTAGCTGGACATGGGCAGTTGACCAGTTATTACAGCAAGACCCAATGGCAACATGGGAATTCCCAGAGCCAACTGTTTACAACGATACGATGATGGTTTACTGCCATGTCACAGCGTTTGGCAAAACAATGAAAATGCACCTGCCAGTAATGGATAACCGCAACAATGCTGTTAAATCGCCAGACGCACGTAAGATTAGCGACAGTATGATGCGCTGCCTTGCCAAGTGTATAGCGAGCTTCGGCATTGCTTTATACGTTTACGCTGGGTCAGACCTGCCAGAGCAAGACGCACCAGACCTTACTCAAAACTACAAAGACTGGTGTGATGCGATTCAGCTATGCGCCAATCTTGATGAGTTAAAACGTGTATATCAGCAAGGCGTTACTGACCTGAAAGCAGACAAAGCATTATTAGAGCAATTTGTAAAAGTAAAAGACCAACGTAAAGGGGAATTAAGTGAGTAAACAACAAGCCAAGATAGATTATTCAGAGCTGGTACTAAGAGTTAAAGGTCTTACCAAAGACATGGAAAACGTAATACTTAAAAACCAATTTGATACTGCCAGTGGTTATTCTGTAGAGATTGCTAAGGCAGCCGAACAGTTAGCCAGAATACTAAAGGATACAAAATGATTGAGCAAGGAACGCAGGAATGGTTAGAGCTGCGCAAAGGTAAGGTCACGGCATCTAGGGTGGCTGACATCCTAGCCAAGACTAAGACTGGCGTATCAGCAAGCCGAGCTAACTACCTCATGGAACTAGCTATACAACGTGTTACAGGCTTTATTGAGGAATCCTATACCAATGCAGCAATGCAATGGGGTAAGGACAATGAAGGCACTGCCAGAGCGTTATACGAAGCCAAGGCTGACGTATTCGTTGACCAAGTACCTTTTATTGACCATCCAACAGTAGAAGGTTTTGGGTGCAGTCCTGACGGTTTAGTTGGCACTGACGGTTTAGTAGAGATTAAATGCCCTAACTCAACAACTCACTGGGAATACTTTAAGAAGAATGTACCGCCACAAAAGTACGTCATCCAAATGCAAGCGCAGATGGCATGTACCAATACACAATGGTGTGACTTTGTATCGTATGACCCACGTATGCCAGAGCGCAGCCAGCTCTTAATCGTACGAGTAGCACGTGACGATAGTTTTATCAATGACGTAATGATTCCAGAAATCACTACATTTTTAAATGAAGTAGAAGTAGAAGTTAATCTTATGAAGGGAATCAAATAATGGCAGTTGTTTACTACATCAAGGCAGCCGTATCAGAATATACGGATAAAGAAAACAATCCTAAAAAGAAATACAGCACTATCGGTATCGTGATGGAAACTAAACACGGTCTGATGATGAAGATTGAAACTATCCCTTTATTGCAATTAAAGGGTGGTTCAATAATGGCGTACCTAAATACTCCTGAAGATGAGAAAAAATCTCAAGAGCCAGCGCCAGAAGCAGCACCAGCAGTACCTGATGACTTACCATTTTAAGGAGAAGTATTATGAAAAAAGCACTATTCGCAGTATTACTAGCAGCATCATTCGCAGTTTCAGCAGCATGCCCACCGTACTCACCATACGGCTGCACGCCAATGCCTAACGGCAAAATGCTTTGCGGCTGTGGTAGATGATTGACCTGCTGATTACAGTAGGTATTACAGTGTTGGCAGGTCTAGGCTTGCTAACACTTGTAATCCTTGCCTTAATATTTACGCTGTATTACTTGGGGAATAAGAAATGATTGAATTGAATAATGAAGTGTTAGGCAGTGTCTTATTTGGTATTTGCTTAACAGTATTGATTATGGGTAGATGGATTAACAAGTATCTACATCTTATGCAATGGTTAGAGCGCCATGCTCCGATGACCCTTGAAACTTACAAAAGACTAGGGGATAAATAATGTTTGATAGATTAACTAAAAACCTTGTGAAGTATGTAACTATCATTGGCATCGCCTTTATTCTGGGGATGATTGTAGGGGAACAAACTGGTTACAAGAAAATTGTTGACGATTGCCGTATCCTTCAGGCTTCAAGATTAGGCGAAAGGGTTATCAAATGCAACACGGTATGAAAGAAGAGCTTGAAGAATCAGGATTGAACCAAAGAGAAGTGGCTGAGATTCTTGGCGTATCACGCAGCGCAATACAAAAGACTGAAGAACGTGCCTTGATGAAGTTAAGAAGAGAGCTGAAAAAGCGCAAACTTAATCAGCTCAATCTTATTATTTAGAATTTAGCAGCGTATTCTTCAGCCGTTAGGATTCCATTTACATACTTATTCTGCGGCTTGAAGATTGTCATGGCTTGCATGCGCATCTCTGGCGCAAAACTAATGTGCATCCAGCGACCAAACTCATGAATCATCTGGTCATACTTAATGCCAGCACCTTCTACAGCCTTACATAATTCATACGGTGTCATCTTAGATGAGCTGCAATCAATAGCCCAGCCATCCATGTGACTAGATACCTTACTGCCACCTACCGCTACGTTAACTTCAGGCAATCTTAGCCATGAGTTAACACGCAATGGACCAGTCAAAGCACGTACCTGCTCCATGCCAGCAGCAGCAATCTTCATGTTCTCAAGCTGCGCATCACTAGGCTGATTGTTGATGCCTAGACGGATAGCAGTTTCAGAGTATGTTGCTTCTTCTAAACTAAAATGTTCGCTTAAATTCATTTCAATCCTTTCATTAACTCGGTTTTATCTTGGCTTGACTTGCTTGAGCCACGATGGAAGTTGACTACAGTACCACACAAAGTTAGCAATGAACCAAACGCCATGTATGCAAGCTCTTTATTCTCAGGCGGCACACCAGCGCCAAACAATCTATGCGTCATATACATGGTAGCCAAAACGATAATGTAATCCAATACATAACCAGTATTCTTAGCAATCCATGATGCTGCTGTAGATAGTTGCAGCTCAGTGTTCATCTTACGTGCATCAGCCGTATTCTCATTGTGAGCTTTTAACTCAGCAACTTTAATCTCTTCTAGCTTTAGCAATTGCTCAGGCGTAGCTGACTTCAGAGCTGTGGTAACGGCATCTACATTAGGTTCAACACCAAACTGTTTTGCAATAGCAGACACGGCTGCTCCAGCCATAGGACCACCAAGAGCAGTCGCTAGTGTTGGAGCATAGTCTTTAACGATATTAAGTAGGCTGTCCATCATTTTCCTTTTCTGCTTCTACCTTGCCAATTTTACGACCAGCAATGCCACCCAATGTACCAATAGACATATACGCTACTGCTTTAAGGATTTCCAAGAAGATGTTATCAATAGGAGCTAATTCCATATTCTGCTCTTCAAATGCTACAGCCCATAAAACGCCAAGCGCAATAACGAAAAGCATTGTTGATAAGATTACTACAATGAAAGCCCAGATACGGATTTCAATTTCTTCTGAGGTCATACGTGCCATGCTTGCTCCTTAGTCAGCCAGTGGGTTACTTAAAATCTTCTTAATCTTTTCGTCAGTTTCTTTTTCAATCCTGCGAATATCGTTGTAGGTTTCACGCTGCAACTGCTTAGACTGGCGCTCTACCTGCTCAACTACAGCTTCTAGTTTACGGATGTCAGTCTTGATGTCGTTCTTGATGTCACGTGTATAGTCATTGGTCTTTGTAGATGTTTCCTCTACCAAAGTTAAGCGCTTGTCAAACTCACTAAGGTCAGGCGCAACGTAGTTTTCTACCTTTTTCTTGAACGCTCTGTCAGCAACATACCATTCAAATCCCTGCCAAAGCGTACCGCCAACAATAGGCGCAATGACCACAATAGCAGCCATTAACTTGTTGGTGTATTTGACCTTGTATCCGCCAACACTAAACTCAAACTGTTTAGGTTCTTCTGGTTTTTTATCTTCGCCACTGCTCATTTTCAATTTCCTTATGTAATCTATCGCTACGCTCTGTTAGCTGTCTATGTAATCTGGCATTGTCTTGCAAAGGCTTGCTTAGCATCCTGCTGTATAGCCTATCCTGTATCACCATAGCGTCTTGCATCAAGCCAGAATCGTATAGCTTTACCTCACTATTGGCAACTACCTTAGCCGCCATAGCGTTCTCAATCATCTGCTTTTGAATGGCTGCACGAACCACGTTAGCTGGCTTGCGCTCTTCTTTTTTCTCTTCCTTCTTTTCTTCTTTTTTGCTCTCAGACTTAGGCGGCTCTGTTCTTTGCTCTACTCTTGTAGATGTTACTGCTACCGTAGCAGGTCTGGTCACTACTTCGTTTACCACTGGGTCAGCAACAACTGGCGTTTCAACACTGACTGTACCTGTAGAGCTGACGGTTAACTGTGGTACAAATACAACTGGCTGCGTCACCACGATATTTTTTAAAGCATACGCTTCTTGGTATCCTGCGCATCCGCTATCGTACAGTGGGTCTAAGCGACATTGGTTATCGTAGTACGCCTGATAGTAATTAGGGCATTGCTCACTGTATAGCTGGTTTATAGAGCATTGCTGAGATAAGTATGCCTGAGAATAACCACTGCACTGTGGGCTGTATAGTGGGCTGATAGAGCATTGCTGCGCTAGGTATGCTTCTTGGTATCCTGCACAACTAGGGCTTGATAATGGATTAGTTAAACAAGCGTTACCAGTTGCTTCTGTAATGTAGCTAAATGCTGTATTTGTAGAGTATCCAGCGCCGTGGTAATGCTGCGTATATTCGCCTTGAGATGTATCGCCAGTCATACCTATCGTAATAGGTCGCCAAGGGCTAATGTTAATTTTCTCATAGTGCATGCCTATGTAACCTGACGGTCTAATCTCTACGCCAAAAGTATTGAGATTCTGTGGCACACCATACTCTGAAATGTTTTCCCATTTGTAGCGCTGGTATTGTGGCGTACCTTCAGTTAAGAATCTGCCGTTATAGTTAAGCAGGTCAGTCTGCAAAGGCATGATGGCATAGTTAAACGGACTGCCATTGTTAGTGCGTAGGTCAAAGCCAGTGCAGCACCAACTATTCTCTGGGTTTAGGAATCCAACAACACCATTGGAAAACATGTAGCTATCTGTAAATACCCTGCCGTAGTACGGAAAGCCAAACTGCAAAGGCACACGTGCATACCCATCATCGGATATATTGTGCTGAATTATCTGAGCGTTAGAGTAAGAGTAAGAGCAGAACAGCAAGACCAATGCCGTAGCCCATGCCTTTAAGCGTATCATTTCGTCTGACCTCTTGACCTTCTTTAACTGGCTGTCTATCAGGATTAGCTTCCCATAGTTCTTTTGCTTCTTGACGTGCCTTACCATCAATAGGACATGGCGTATTGGCGTTCATCATTGCTTCAAATACTCTGGCATCCTGACACAAAACAGAGATTGCAGCAGCCTTCATGCCTTGGTCAAATAGGTTTTTACTGAGCTTGATGCGCTCACAATTTAAATCACGTACTGTACCGCCACCAGAGATACCAAGTACCTGCGTCTGGACTGAGCCAGAATACCCTACAGAACAAACATCATTATTGATTGTCGTTACGTTAGGTGAGATTGCAGAAGGTGGTGGAGAGTTAACAGTCGTTTCAGACCTGCTTGTAGAATCTGTAATGATAGGCTGCGCAATAACATGACCAGCTAAGCCAAGACAAGTTAAACCAATCAATACATGTAGTTTCATAACTTTAATACAATCGTCAAAAGACTTGCAATAATAAAGGCGGCTGACCCCATAAGAATCTGCTCAAGTCGCTTTAAACGAGCATTGATTGATTCATAGCGTAAGGCGCAAACCGCTTCATGACTATTTAGCCTTGCATCAGTTTCAGTAATCGTAGCCATTACTCATCCGCTGGTAATGGTTCGTTGCCTTCAGCTACCCATTTTAGATACTCTTGGTAGTCTGTATTGGCTGGGTCAAAAGGTATGCAAGCACCGTCAGTTGTGCGGATGATGCCATCTGCAATATTGCCGTCAATAGTTTTATATTGTTTATACATTTTATAACTCCGAATTCATTGCCCATTGACCTTCAATAGAGCCAGCAGTCCAGTTTGCACCTATGTTTGTATAAGCTCTACCGCCTGATGTTCCAAGATTGTCACTTAAAAAAGAGTTGCTTCCTGATGCACCACTTCTTGAATAATCCCAGCTCCCTGAAGTGCCTGATGGTGTCCATCCAGTAATTGTTGGTGCCGCTCTTTTTTCTACTTTAGCTCTAATTGCAAACACTACAAAACCATTTGGATTGCTTGTTGCAGTAAATGAGTAATAGCCATTTGAATCGTTTGAGCCTACAGCCACACTTGTGCTATAAGTTTTTTCATAATACCTCTGACACAAAGCTAACTCAGTACCATAAGGTCTGTAATCAAAGCTAGTAGCAGTAGAGCCTTTTTCTAGTTGAACACCAGTAATGTAGAAGGTTGCTCCGTTAGTGCCGACTACTGATGTTGCTCCTGTTGCTGAAGCATAGTTTCCAGCAGTCCATGAGCCAGCGGTAGTTGAATAAGTAGAACCTACACCTAAACCAAAGCCAACAAACATACCAGTAAGATTGCTTGTAAGCCAAGTTCCTGATGTATCACCAGCAATAGTTACTGATTTTTGTTCCCAAGTGTTAGCGGCTGATATTGTGTAGCTAAAGGTATATGACCTGTCAGCGGCAGCATTTTGTATTGAACCACCAAAAGTTCCAGTTAATGATGAGCGAACCCAAAAAGATAATGTAACTGTTTGAGCATTAGCAGTTCCCCAAGCTAAATCAGCACAGTTATAACCTTCAATAAGTTGTGCTATTAAAAAGTAGTCGCTTGATGAGATTGAATAAGCAGAGCTTGATGTAGCTCCATAATAATTAGTAAAGCCTACTGGTGGAGTTACTGAGCCAGCATTTCTTTGAACAGTATATTTTGATGACTGTGAAGCATTAGCAAAGTATCTGTCAAGGGTATAACCAAACCCAGTTACAGTAACACTAGCACCAGCATTTCTCTGGTCAATCATCATTGCACCATTGATGATTCTATTCTTCATCCCTGTCCAGCCACTACCTACTGTAGAGCCGTCAGAGAAAGTTATCTTGTCACCGCCGTAGACTACACTCATTATTCACCTACCTTTGGATATTTGTTTTTGATGGCTTGAATCTCAGCTTTCCAAGCATCAATACCTTCATGGAAAATCTTATCAAATTGGTCTGCATAAGATGGGTATTCTGCGGCACGATTGCGCTGGTATTCTTTAGCATCATACTCAGCTTGCAAACGAATAATCTCAGCATCAATCTGAGCATCATTTATTGGAGCAGTTGTTGGGTTAATCCATTTAATGTCTGAATTACCAGTCACCATAACTTCTGCGCTTGGCACAAGAGAAAGTATTGCATCTATTTTACGAATCATCCCGCAATCTCCAATAATGTAATTCTTGAATTAGTACCTGTGTTTCCCCAGTTCCAATTCCAACTAGCTCCACCGTTTGCTTTTGCGTAAGCCGTATAGGTTAAAGCTGATGTGCTTGCTGGTTCGTCAATATGTTGCACAAAAATACCACCAGCCCACAGAGGTTTGCTCGCAGTCAAATAGACAGTTGCCATACCATCAACACCGCCAATGTTTGAGCCATTTCTGTAAACAGTAATGTTACCAACGCTATTTTGCTCTGCTGAAAAGTTAGCTTGCAATAAAATTAGTATTTTGCTAGATGTGCTTGATGGAGTAATTGTTGCAGTTGTGTTTGTTTCAGTAAATGAAGTTGCTGATGAACCTTGCTGGACAGATGAGAACCCACTAACCACTTGCAAAACAGTTCCAGCAGTCTTGTTTGTTAGCAAATTAGCCGTCTGCGCTGGCACACTCAGAGTAAAGTCTGATGCCGTATTAGGCTCTTGGATGGTTACGCTACCACCACCAGTTGATACGAGTTTAATAGACATAGCTTATGCTCCCTTTGGAAATTTTTGCTTTACGGCATTGATAGCATCTTGCCATGTAGTTGTGCCATTGATAGCATCCCAATACTGCATATCCATCTGTTCTTGGATAGATGGGTATTCAGCCATACGCTGACGCTGATATTGAGTGCTTGCAACCTCAGCATCAATTAAGGCAAAGTCAATAGCAACCTCATTACCACTTGCATCGTAAGCAGTCGTATCAGTAGTATGAGCAACCTGAGGGTATAACTTGTAAACTGCTCTAATATTTGTAGGCGTTATCATCCAGCAATCTCCGTTAAAACAAGTGAATGTCTAGCGTTAGTTACTGCTCCAACATAGTTGCCAACTTGTGCGGCGGCAGTATTGTTAGGACAATTAAATTGAACTTTATAAGTTACAGAACTTGTTGTTGCTGGCTCATCTAAATAATCAAAGCCAACCGAATGATTGCTCTCAGTTGATGTTCCTGTCCACCCAGCAGAATCATTAAAAACACAAATTTCAGAACCATTCCTAAGCAATCTAAATCTTCCCCAAGTTGTTCCGCTATATTTACCACAACCATTAAGATTTATTGCTACCAAAATTTTGCTACTTGTAGATGATGGTGTAATTGATAAAGTGTAATTAGGCACGTCAACATAAGTTGATGTTGCGTTTGTTGTGTATCCATATGTTTGAAGATGCACAACCTGTATTACGCTACCACTTGGAGCATTGGCATCAGGCACTTGACCTGATAATGCACTAGCAGAGATGCCAGCACCGCTAGACAATCCTGTTATTGAGCCACTACCGTTTAATGTTATAGCCATAGTTATTCCTTAGATAATTGTCCAAACGCTACCAGACGGTACGGTTACTGTAACGCCAGAATCAATTGTGATTGGTCCAACGCTAAATCCGTTCTTTCCAGTAGTGATTGTGTAGTTAGATGTAACGGTCTGGCTGTTCTCATAAATCACACCACCAGCCTGTGCGCCACCTACTCCACCCCATGCGCCATCAACATATCCCTCAAAAGAATCTAGGTCTGAGTTGTATCTGAAGTAGCCGTTAGTAGGAGAGCCATCACGCTGTGCAGTAGTACCAGATGGGACAATAGCAGAACCAGTATTACCTGTCTTAGCAACTACAGTCGTGGTATCAACGATGACGTTTTCCCAAGCTGAACCTGTATAGATTCTGCTACGGCTTGTCGTTGTATTGAAGTACCAGTCACCAGCAGTTACTGGGTCACCGTTATTATCAACGCTAGGGTCACTAGACTTAGCGCCTAAGTATGTTTCGTTAAATGCTTCTAAAGCCGCTTCAGCTCCAGCTTGCGCAACCTCAGCAGCCGCTTGTGCAGTTTCCGCATTAGTTTCCGCAGTTTCGGCAGCAGTCTTAGCAGTAGCCGCCAATTGAGCATGATACTTAGCAGAGTATTCGCCACCTGCTACTGGACCAGAAGTCTTAGTTGCCCAGTCGTTAGCTAATGTAGCGCTTGCAGAAGCATTTGTAGCCGCAGTTTCAGCGTTAGTTTCCGCAGTTTCAGCCGCAGCCTGAGCTGTTTCAGCATTAGCTTCAGCCGTTTCAGCGTTTGTTTCAGCCAATTCAGCAGCAGTTTTAGCAGTTGCAGCAGCAGTCGCACTGTTTGATGCGTTTGTAGCTGATGTCGCAGCAGCGCTGGCAGAGTTACTAGCGTTTGTAGCGCTTGTAGAAGCAGCACTAGCACTGTTAGAAGCGTTAGTCGCAGCAGTTTCAGCATTGGTTTCTGCTGTTTCAGCGTTAGTTTCGGCTGTTTCGGCATTGGCTTCAGCAGTTTCAGCAGCAGCTTGGGCGGCTTCAGCAGCAGCCTGAGCAGCTTCGGCAGCAGCTTCGGCAGCAGCAGCACTAGCAGCATCTACAATCAAAGCCCACTTTGCACTATCAGTGTTGCTAGAAATAGGCTGTGAACCAGTAGATGTATGAGCAGTTACGCAGATGTAGATGTTAGCGTTGCTTGTATCTTTAATGATGTCACGTTGCTGATAAGCAGTACCGCTAGACCAGTTGCCACGGTATGTACCAATCTCTTGAGTAACCGCCAATTCACCAGCAGCATCAAATCCTAAAACCTTGTTAGCACGTGTCGCAGCATCAACAGTAAATTCTGTAGATGTCATCGTGTTAGATAATGACAACTTGAGAGAACGGTTAACAGCTTCGTTAATCTGCTGAGTTACTTGCGTTAGTTTGTCTAGCGCTCTTTCATGAGTTTCAGCAGGGAATGGGTCATTAGGCGTATAGTCAGTTACCTGAGTTAACGGTACATTACGTGCCAAAACTACAGTCTGACCTGATGCTGGAGCTGTACCAAATGTTACTGTGCCGCCTGATGGGTCACCAGCGCCAGTTACTGTATAGTCCGTGTTTAGCGTTTTAACAACTTCAGTACCGTTCGCAGAACGAACCAGAACCTTGATGTCTGAAGACGCTAAGAAATAGAACGTAACCGTAAAAGCAACGGTAGAGCCGTTACCTGAATACGATACCTTAGATGTTGTTGAGCTAACTGTCATAGTGACCTCTTAAATATGTTTTGAATTCTAATCTTTTTTCGGTCTAAATAACAGACCTTTTAATACATCTGCTGCGTTTTCTGGTTCAGCTTCTCCAGACAATAAGTTTTGTAGATATTCACCAGTGATGCGTGCCTGTGCAGTTGGTAATCCAAGTACGTAACCACTACTTTCAAAGATGTCCCAAGCCACGTCATCAAACTCTTTATCACCTACTACCACGTCACCAATCTTGCTTGGAATCTTAGATACTTTTTCAATAGCACCCACAATCGGAGATAACCTGTATGACGGTGCAAATTCCATCTCACCTTCGCCAATAATGTTAATCATCCATTTTTCTGTCAAGCCAGAGAAATCACGTACAACTGGAATGGTAGCCATTGGGTAAAGCATTACTTTACGAGCAGCCCACCATACTTCGTCTTCGTCATCGTCTGGACCACGACCTGCCAACAATTCGCCCACAATTGCAGGGAAAATAACCAATGCCATCAATCTGGCAGCAGCTCTTGGCAAGTCCTTCATCTCTTTAGTGGTTTTGCCAATGTCACGTAAGCGAGCATACAAGGCAGAGAATGGGGTGTAATACATGGTCAACAATCTGGTCAACTCATTATTACGCTGAACAGCAGCCATATCCTTAGCACCAGAAGCGCCTTGAGATAAACGAACAGCTCTGTCACCAGCACGTACCGCATCTTGGTCTGTCTTACCTTCTGTCAGCGCCTGATTGTAAGCAGCCATCCATGTAGGGATAGATACCATCATATCCATAACGCCAGTGGCGTAGAACGCTGTACGTCTTACGGCAGCAGCCACGCCCACCTGACCACGCTCAATGGCTAAGCCATCCTTTACATCACGGTCAATAGTATTTAGACGGTTACGAATCTCGCCTGACTTCTCAGTTACAAAAGCATAGGTTTCTTTAGGGCTGGTCATGAACGATACCAAGCCTTTGTAGAAGCTACGTGGGCTGACAAAATCAAGCGCTGGACCAATACCTGCAATCTGCGCCAAGACTGTAGTAGCCTTAAAGCCCATAGTCACGATAGCCATATTGGTACGTGTCTTCATGAAAACCTTAGCAAGACCTTGAGCCTGATACAAAGAATCTGCTCTGTCTGATACTAATGTTCTTGTCCATTCCTTCAATAGTTTGGTATATTCACCACCAAGACGAGCTTCAAGCTCTAGGGCTATTTCTTTGTCATTAAGAATCTTATTGATGCCTAATATCGCTTCTCTGTGGGAAATATCCTTGATTACGTTAGACATGTGATACGTCAATGTATCTGACCAGTCTAGGTTAATCGGTGCAGAGAATGTATCCACACGTGAAATCGTATGACCCTTAGCTGTAGTGGCACGACCATGACCTTTGCTCAAGAAATCTTGTACGCTTTCCTGCGCTTCGGCTTGCTTCTTACCTACATCAGACATCCTGTAGTCATAAACAATAGGGAAATATCCACCCTCTACATTGATAGTTTCGCCTTGCTTAGTAGTAATCTGGAACGGCTGCGCCTCTACTTTAGGCGGAGCGATGCCAGTCATACGTACTTGCAATGAAGAAATGTCAGTCCACAATAAGTTAACAGTATCCCATACACCTTGTACGAACTGCCAATCTTCTTTAGTTAGATTAGTTAAAGCAGCATCAATCTGCTCATCAGTCCAAGGGAATTGCTGACCATCCTGCAATGTTCTGCCAGACTTTAAACGGTCACGGTTACCAGAGTTGCCGCTATTTAGCGCAATACCGATAAGGTCATACTTAGTGATGTTCTTAGCTGCTGGCAAGTTAACTGCAACCTTGTCATACAAAGACTGCTGCCATTTACGTGGCATATTCTCTTGCAATTGACGCAATGCTTTAGTCACTGTACGGTGCAAATCGTATTCTTTAGTCTGTGCTTCGTCAGCCAAGTCAAAGAAATACCTAGACCAAGGACCATCAATCTGACCGCCATCTAGCCATTCAACAATTTGCTCAACCTTTAAGTGGGCTGCGTCAAACTTACGCCATGCTTTTGCGCCTTTTTCACGCATAGTCATAGACTTAGTTGTTAACAACTCTAGGTCACCAGTTGGCTCTCTATTGTCTTTTAGTGATGTCAACAACTCAGACTTAACATTGGCAAACTCACGTGCCTTCTGGCGTACCATGAGCTTGTCTTTAAATTTAGCTAAATGCTCAATGTTCTTAACAGCATCACGCAATGCAGCAAACTCATCATAAGTCGCTTGCTTGTAGTTAGTTGTTCTGGCTTTATCAATTAGCTCTTGGGGAATGTTGACAAATTCGCCTTCAGCTTCACGCTGCGCAACAAAATCAGCCAACTTCATGCGGCGCTCAATCTCAAGCAACGGAATACGCTTTAACTCAAAGCCTTCTAACAACGTGTCAATCTGGTCTAAATACTCTTGACCTGCCTTACCAACACGCTCACGTGTAGCCTTCTTATCAAAAGTCGCTAAGTATTCACGTGCCTTGTCAATATCCTGACGTGCCTTAGTAGCTTCAAGATACATGTAGTGGTTAATCAATTCTTTTTGCTTAGCAATTGCAGCGTCTTGGTATTCGCCCTTAGCCATTGCTTTGAACGCTTCACGGTTATATCTACGCTCAGCAAGCAAGTAGTCATAAGGCGTAATGTCAGCAACACGCTTAGCACCAATGATGCCTTTAGCCATAGCACGGAAAGCAGATAATGGCGGAACTCTTGTAGCATCCAAAGCCATTTTCTTTTCAGCCGCAACACCAGCCATTGCAGCCTTAACAAACGGTGCTGCTTCACGCTGCTTACGCTTAATTGCCTTTAACTCAATAGACAATACATTTGCACGTGATTCATTGTGCATTGCCATACGAGCTTCATCTGCAAACGAACCATCAGTCTGGATGTCGCCATAAGTTTCCTTCATGCGCTCATCAGTTTCAGCTTCAATGTATTCTTTACGTGGCTTCATCTGCGCCAACGCCTGAACCAAATCGTCACCAGTTTCGTAACCTAGCATCTCAGCAGCAGAATCAGCGTCTAAGCCACCCTTTTTAGCGTATACATAAGGTCTTGGCAATGTCTTAACAAACGCCTCACCATATCTAGCAACTAGGTCTAGGTATGATAATTTGATGCTCTCTTCGCCTTTTAGTGCGCCAAGCGATAATCTCTGGAACGCCTGATAAACTGGCATCTCATTGACCTCTTGCTCAACAACTTTGCGCATCTCAGCACGTGATTCTTTCCACCAAATCTTCTGCTCACGCTCAAACTCTTTGAGTAACTTCTGCTCTAGCTTCTCTTTAGCTACTTCAATCTCATCTCTAACAGCAGTCGTATAGGCTTCAAACTCAGCATCCGTCATGTTGGCATCTTGAGCAGACGCAAACAATGGTGTCATATCGGCTTCTGTTTTAGCTGTCTGAATCTCTTGTTCTGTAGCGTAGATACGGTCAAATACCTGACGTACTTCGTCATTCAACTCAATATCTAGCTGCTGCAATGTCTTGTAAATACGTGTTAGCCATGCCTTAAACTTTTGGAATACGGAACGTAGCTCAGCACTAGGAGCTTTACCTTCACGCAAATATGCTTCATGCGCACGTGCGAACATCTCATGCTGCTTAACGCCAATCTCAGAACGGTCTTTTACGCCTAAGAAATTGAGGATAGTTGCATAGTCAGCTTTAGTTTCATCGCTAGAATTACGGTCTTGAGCAACATCACCAAGAATCTCTAGGTATACGTGACCCATCTCATGCAAGAATGTAGACATGTCACGCTTTTCAAGCAATGCAATCTCTACTGTTTTGTTCTTGCCTTCACCAAATTTAACGTAGCCACGCTTAACTTCTAGGTTTTCTTGCGTCTTCTGATACAAAATGTTTTCTGTATCAACACCAAAAGTACCCTTGTTATAACGGCTCTTAATCTGCTTAGGACCAAATGCAATGTAATGAACCGTATCAGGATTCATGCCAGTCATTGATTTAAACTTGCTACTTACTGTAGTATCAATTACGCCATCAAAACCAGCTTCTTCTAAACCTCTGCGGATAAATTCAGATACAACGTATGCACCATCTTCATCAGTTGCATATTGAGCGCCAGTTGGTCTATCTTTAATAAAATGAATGATGTCAGATAATGACATTTCGCCACGGTCAGCAGCATATTCAAATAAATAACCGCCAACTTCTGTTGCATCAACATCAGAAAACTCACCTTCAACCGACTTTAGCGCATCTACAAAATCAACTAACGTGCCAGTGACATCGCCAAACTCATCAGTTTCTTCGTTGTATTCTTGCTCAAGAGTAAATGTCGTTTCGTAGTTTCCGCCTAAAACAGCAGGGTTATCAAAGCGCACATAGACTGGCATTGTAAAACCTTGGTTAGTCATGAACTTAGCCTTAGCTTCAGCCATAACTTCAGGGTCATCATATTTACGGTCAGTCTGGTCAGCAATCTGCTCAGCCAATCGCTCAACCTTTTGCGTCAAATCAGGACCAAGACCTGCATAGTTAGTACCTACGTCATCTGTCGTGTTTGAGAAATAGAAACCAGCGCCCATATCTGATTCAGGGTTAGCTTTAGATAAATCAAATACTTCAAAATCGCCAGTAGTGCCATGCAATGCTTCAACAACTACGCCAACGCCTGATTCATACTCAAAGTAATCGCCTTCTCTGACCAACTCATTATTGTTTGACCATTTCTTAAACTCTTCAGTTTCAGTCTTATCAATGGTCTGGTAGAAAATATTAGGGCTGTCACCTCTGAAAGTACCTACATTGCCACTGGCTGCCTTAACTTGCTCTGGTTTAAATGCAACAAATACGTCTGACGGCTCACCAGCGTATGCGCCAATGCCACCGCCATCATCAATCACGTTGTAGATAATAGCGCCATCATTGCTTAATTTACGTGCTTCTTGAACTGCGTCATCAGTAGTTTCATAGTTTTGCGGAGCATCAATAACCTGTAGATTATTCTCTTCAGCAAATAAGTCTGCTTCATTCTTGTCTGTAAATATTGTGCTACCAGTTGCAGGGTTTACTGATTCTTGACCGTCTTGGTCAATAACAACCCATTGATTCTCACGGTTACCATTCCAGTTAGCGCCTTCAAAATCGCTTTCGTATACATCACGAATGTTCATGAATAGCTCATAAACTCCTGACTGATTGCCTCTTTTATCTTTGACATATTCTTGAGCTGCAGCCAATAACTCTTCTTGAGTGTTAAACAAGCCAAAGTCATAACCCATGTCATCTGTCATCTTAAATTTGCCGTCTTCTTCTTCAACGGTCAAATCGTAGATTTCTTCAAATTCTTCAACAGTGTAGTTATTTCTGAACTCAATACCAGTTTCTCTGCCACGCTTGATATACGTTCTAGCCATCTCACGATTGCTTGTAGCAAAGATGCCTAAATCACCCCTGTTAATACCGTTGGGAGTATCAAATATTGAGAATCCACCGTTGTCTGTGCCGTGATAAACAATCAACGGCTCACCGTTTTTGCCAACAACCTTGGAAACACTAAGCTCAGTCTTAAATACGCCACCGTCTTTATAGGCTTGCTCCCAGTCACCAAACCAAGTCTTAAACTCTGGTGTGCGAACCTGCAACCATTGGTCTTCAGTAAGATTAGTAGGGCTGCCGTCTGGCGCTCTTAGCCATTGGTCAGTATTCTCGTATTGCTTACGCACCGCATCAAGCTGGTATCTTGGTACGCCTTGGTAATAATCAGGCATTGCTTCTGGCTGCGCTGCAATCTCATCCAGCTTTGCACGAATCTCATCGTTAGTCATATCACGAACGTCAATGTTATTGCGCTCTAAATAAGACTGTAGATTCTCTAACTGGTTTACATAGGTTTCAGCCGTAACATCTGTAAATTCAGCGCTATAAACTGGGTTACCACGTAGGTCTTCATCAAGCGCATCCAAGAACAATGCTTCGTTTTGCTCTGTAATGTAGCCAAAGTCATAAGCAATCAACGCTGCTTCTTCTAAACCCATGCCAGCTTCACCTTTGCCAGCAATTAAACGCTTAGATAATGTCTTGCCTACGTCAATATCTCTGGCAACTAGCTCACCCATCTCATCGTTAATCTTGACCTTGCGCTTGTTCAAGAACTCAATAAGTGATGGACCATAGATTTTCTTAGGGTCAAAGCTAGACCTGCTGCGCAATGATTCCAACAATGGGTCAAGCTGCATGTCTACTTTTTTATCCTTGAGGATAGTAGCCATTGGCATGCTGACTTTAAATTCTGTCTGCTTAAATACACGACGAACCATGCTTTCACGCTCTTGAACCGTCATGTTCTTATAAGCGTTAGTGCTAATACCTCTAAAACCAGCAGCAGCAATAGTGGCGTAGTCGTTAGCTGTCTTAGCTGTCATGCCTAACTGCACTAGCTGACCTTCAATATCAGCCTTAATTTCTTGCATTGCTGTAGTTTCAGCACCTCTAAACTGGTCTTCTTTTTCGTACTGCTCACGCAACGCAGCAATGTCAGCTTCAAGATTAGCCATCTTTTCTTGAGCTTCACGTGGCGTATCAAACCCTTGTGCCAAACGAATATCGCTCATCAAGCCCTGCAAGTCATCGCTAGGAGCAATCTTGCTTACAAAGTTATTCATTGGAATGACTAAATCGCCACCAGCCAACTCAGCTTCAGCGTAATTAGTGATGCCTAAATCTTTAGCAACCTGTTCTGGGTCTTTATTAACTGACTGGAAATACTGCTTAAACTGTTCTTGCGGCACAAATACCTGCTGCACTGGACCATTCTCAGTAACCAAATCAATAAACTCTTGGAACTTCTCAGGAGAGCGCTCACGTAGCTTAGATGACTTAGCCTTGTCTGCAATAGATTCAATGAATTCTTGCTGGTCTTTTGCTTGTCTAAATGACTTGATGCCTAAAGCTGTACGCACAATGGCAGCAGCCGTACCAGCTACTGTAGATTCACGTAATACGCCTTCGCCAATAGGCGCTTCTGGGTTAGTCAACATCTGACGTGTTACGTCTTGAGCGATGTTTTCTGTCAATTCCTGCGCAAACTCAATGCCAAAAGCAGCAGCTTTGTCTGAAATAAAGCGTAATGTTCTGTTTTTAACCTGTGGTGGCACACGGTTCAATATCTTATCTAAGCCGTATTTCTCTGTTAAGCCAGTGATAGACGCACCAATTACTACGGCTGCATCCTTACGTGCCTGACTAGAATCATCCTTAGCCACCTTGTCATTCATGGCATCAGCACCTTGGTAATACAAGGTAGAACCGCCAGTCAACATTGACTGCACAATCTGTGAGCTAATCTGACCAATGCCTTCTGCTACTTCAGTATCAAACGCTTGACGCTCTTTAGGTGGAGCAATCTTATTGCCTAGCTCTTTAATGTCGCCACCAATTGCTTTGGCATCAATCTTAGCTGGAGCTGTAGATATATTGTAGATAGTCAATGGAGCTTGAGCAATTGCCTTAGCCGTGCCAAACATCCTATCCCATGCGCCCAAGCCATTACGAGTGCCAATATCCTCAATAACGCCACGACCTGAAATATCGCTACCAATAGATTTAACTGCGCCAGCAACTGCTGACCTAGCGTAATCAACTGGTCTAATTAAGTATTCTAGGGCTGACATGCTCTGCGTATCATCGTGGGAGATGGCTGAGTTGTCTTTGCTAGTTGATAAGAACTGAGATACCTTTGGGTTATTGTCAACCAAAGATTCAATAGATAAAGCGCCTAAACGTGCTTGCTTTGTATATTCATTAGGGAATTGCTGTACCACATTGGTAGCAACTCCAGTCTTCATTGCCACCGCTAGTGACTTTGAGTAAGCATCTGGGTCTTGTTCAACGCCAGACGCAAGACTTTCGCCTAGCGCATTTCGTTGTTCTTGCTTAATGGTTTGTGAATTAACGTATGCGTCTAGGTCTTTTTGTGCCATTATTTCTTCTTGAGTAAGATGTAACCGTTAAGAATCTGCGCTTCTGTAGGCTCTGTAACACCATTCTTCACTAGACTATCTACAATTATTTTCCTATCAGCAGCAGCTATCTTAATGTTACCTGTTTCTTTAATCTTATTCAACTCATAAAGAGGTACTTCTTTAACATTTGTACCCCATAACACGCCCTTAGTTTCAACTGGAATCTTGACCATTGCTTTACGAATAAAGTCTTCTTTTTCTGTATAGCTAAGTTTTTTACCAAGACGACCTTGCTCAGCATCAATCAAAATGCTGATGTCATGCTCAACCTTGCCTAGCTTGTCTTTGTTCTTAATGCCGTATTCAGCAGCAATCTGCTTGAGCTGGTTATTATCAATGTTAACTGCTTCAGGACTGGAATCAATGTCTGCCTTCTTTTTAAGCAATTGACCAACCATTGTTCTGCCTAGCTCTGGTGTCTTAGCAAATATCTGCTCTCTCGTCATTGACTTTAACTGCTCAGGATTTGTAGATAATTCATAGAATTTAGCGTAAATCTCTGGCGTATATTCAGCACGCACATCTCTGGCACGGTTAAAACTACCCATCATTTCAATTTTAGCTTTAGGGTCAAGCGCTTTAAACGCCTGAGAACTCATAATATCGCTGTCACTAGCGCCATCAAGTACCATTTTGTAGATAGTACCTTCAGCATAATCTTTAGATTCAGCTTTAATACGGTTCTTTTCTTGCGTCAACACGTGATTAAACTTCAATTTGTCATCAGCATCTAGCTGACCTTCAACTGATTTAATGTATTTCTCAGCAAATGCTACGTTCTTGTTAGCCAATGCACCAGTCAAAACAGACGCATGCAGCTTTCCAGTCTGCTCTGAGATTAGGTTAGCCCTCTGGTCATCGCTTAAACCCTTCCTATCAGCATAAGCATTGATAGACTGCATAACCCTATCCATTGATACTTTGAACGTCACTGGGTTCTGATAATCACGCCCTAAGACATTCTGCTCAGCAGTCAAAGTATTCTTAAATACATCGTCAGCATATCTGTCAGCTTCGTTAATTGTGTGCTTGAGAATCTGCTGCTTAAAATCTAGGTCTAGTAAACGTGATTTCTGGTTAAATTTGATGAGCTGGTTTTCAGTCATTCCTGCTGAAATACGAGCTTTTGATTCACCAAACTTGTTCATGTATTGGTCTTGAAGGGTATTGCCGTTGGCATCCTTCTCAATAGCATCCTTACCACGCTTATTTAAAAAACCTTCCTTCTCATCCATTGCTAGACGAGATTGTTCTTCACGTAGCTGGGTTAGCTTCTCTTCAGCGATGAGCGCATCTTGATGGTCAAATGCCTTAACAAATTGCTGACCAACCTGAGCAACTTCTGAAATAGCCCTACCTACTGGCGATGCAACGTAAGCAGACGTTAACTTACCGCCTTGAATAAGACCGCTAGGAGTAGTTGTTTGTTCGTAAACTGGAATACGTGCCATTATCTTAATCCTATTGATGCAGTTGGTCTTACGCCATAGCCTGTAGCAGCACTAGGGTTAGCTCCTAGAGCTTGCGTACCTAATCCTGTAGTGCCTGTAGTGCCAGCAGTACCAGCACTCAAGTATGTAGATGTAGCATACGCACCAGCTACAGCAGCACCAGCCTTAATAAAGCTGGCAGTCTGAGCGTTCTTAGCATTAACACGGTTAGCGGCAGCTTGATAGCGCTCACCAGCAGCAGTAGCAATCAAGCCACGTGCCTGTAAATCACCTTCGTATCTTGTATTTAACGCATCCAACTCAGCCATTGTCGTAGATTGCTGCACAATATCTAAAGCAGAACCAGACATCTCAATGCCAGCTTGACCTAGTGCGCCACGTTGTTGACCTAGAATCTGACGTGATTTACGTCGCATTGCTTCTTCTCGCACAGAACTATTGTTTCGTGCAATCTGAGCGTTCATGTCAGATACTTTGGCGTTGTATTCGTTTACGTTCGCCTGAGCTTTATACGCTTCTTTTTGCGCTTGCCCTTCAGCTACAGCGCCTACTGCTGCCGTTGCTGCTGATGCAACAAGGGCAATGGTTATTGGGTCAGCCATGTTTCACCTTTGCATATAAGTGCATACTAGAGCCGTTAGGAGAAAATGCTTCCATGAATCCTTCATGTTTAAAACCTAGCATATCCATCCAACGATACCCCTGTTCAAATCTATCATCTACATAGGCTTCTACACGTCTGTAATCGCATACCTTCAAGAATCTGCTCACCGCTTTGTGAATCGCTACAAAATGTTTGCCAGAATTCTCAGATATTAAAGCCCACGCCACGGCTCTATTTTGCCACTGTTCTACCACTCCTGAACAGATAATTGTTTCACCATCAACAATTCCTGTAAAAGCATTGCCAGCATCTTCTAGTGATTTACCGTATTCTGCATCGGTTAGTAGTGGACCAAACAGCGCTTGAGCTGATTGTAGGTTCAAAGTGTGTAGATGTTCAGCTTTAAACGGTACGATAATCATTATCTGTCCTGAGTAACAACTTGCGGCATGATAGCTGTCACAGTCATTGGTAATGGCTGTTCTTGCTTGATTGTAATATAACCATCAAAGTCATAACCACCATTCCACTCTAATAATTTGTCGCCTGTAAACACTGGTGGAGCTGTATCCATAGGGTCTGAGCCGCTACGGAATTGAATCTCGTCTAATTCTGTAGGAGAGAATCCAGCTCTTGCGCCCAATGTTCTCAAGAATCTAATCACCACCTTCGTGATGCGCTTAGTTTTACCCTGAGAAGTACCGTCTGCGCCACCAGCATTGATGCGCTGAGTAGTCAAAATGGCTGGGCAAGCGTATCCGACATGCACAACACTTGCGTCACGTGCCAAAGTAATGCTGCCACTGGTCACAACACGGTTCGGATGTGATGCGCCGTCAGCCAATACAGCTACAGTTTCGCCTTCTAAGTGACCAAGACCTGAGATTGTGTCGTTAGGAGAGCCGTCATAAGTAAGACCGCAATCAACAAAGAAAGCGTCTTCAATATCAGTTTCATCTCCAAAGTCTTTTCCTAAATATTCAATATATCGTTTTGTAGAGCCGTCAATTGTGCGTCTTACAATCATCCATAGGTCATCTTGGTCTTTATCTGGACAAGGGATTGATTCTACGCACTCAACAATACCGTCGCCACCAATCTCATGCTTGTGCCAACCCAATACATCCTGCTCTTTATTGTATGTAAACCCTAGTAATGTGCCGTCAGTACGTACCGCCCATACGATTGAATGAGGTTCTTGCTGGTAAACCAAGTCAGTGATGCCGCCAAAGGTAATATGCTCAGATAAAACAGTGGTATCAATAGACTTGTAGCTGTCAGAACCAAAGTCATACATCAATTCACGCAGCTTGCGACCTGAGCGCTGCACAAATAACACCGCTTCACCTACCTGCACTGGCACTACGGCACGTGAACCGAATGGCGACTGGTTTACTACAGTGACGTTAGCTGGACCAAATGCTTCATTGGTAGTCAATTCTTTGATAACGTACTCACCGCCAGTTGTACCTAGCAATAATCCCTTAGATGGCGATAACCACTGCACTTCGTTTACTTGGTCAGATGAAATGCGGATTGAGATGGCTTGGTCAGTTACTACTTCACCGCTAGAATTCTTACGTGCAAAGTTTTCAAAGTCACCAACTACTGACATCTCTACATCTTGACCCTTAGTAAACACTAGACGCTCACGGAAGAACGCCACCTGCTCTGGGTATCCTCTGGTTTCAGACCACTTGCCATGCGCCCAACGAGTAGTCGCATTGCCTGAGCCAACGCAGCCAGAAGGTAATCTTGACTGCACTTCAGCCGTTACAGTCGTGGAATTGGTAAAGCCAGTAATCTTGACGTAGCCATAACCTGCATCACGGAACGCCCATTGAACGCCAGTATCACCGTCATACTCAGCGCCAAGACTATGCGTAGGTTTGTTAACGCCAGTTGTTGCAGTATTTAATGCTTCGTATGTCTTGCCGTCAGACCTGCGACGGTCACCAGCAGAAATAGACTTGCCTGATTCCCATTGCTTGATAATATCTACAAGTTTTTGCTCCATGAAGAACAAAGAACCGACATCAGTTGATACAAACGTAGCTGCACTAGCAGTCAAAGTGACCGTGCCAGTTTCGCCAGATGAGTAAACGGTTATAGGATTGTCAATCTCAATATCTTCAAATGGTCCTTCTAACGGCTCAAGCTCATCAATTGCCCAGCGAGTTGCGCTGTATCTTAATAACTTGCGAGTTTTATAATCTGGATGGCAAATGTAGATGACATCAGCAGACTGTACCATTCGTAAAGTAAATTGCCCAAGACTATCAACCAAATCAGCCACAGCGTACGGAGAAGGAATCTCATAAACGTCACCTGCAAGTGGATACCAGTAAGTCGCATTAGGCGGCTGCTGATTAGTATGCGCCACCTTACAATAGTAATTAACGCCAAGTCTTGATGCTAGGCTGCCTTCTACATAAGCAGTTGCATTGCTCCATGCCGTTACAGTGCCAGTCACTAATTGACCGTGATTCGTGTAAAAGCGGATGTATTGGTCACCAAATTCTAGGATGTAGGCTTGGTCAGCAGAAAATTCAAAGCGTACTAACCATGTACGGTCAGCAGAATCTTTAACCTCATTCACAAATACAGTGCCAGAACGACGACGTGCTGGACCTTGAATCATTGGAATAAAGTTAGTTAGTGTTTTGCATGAAGTGTTGTATTTAGCAACGTCAACACGCCCTTCAAGCGTTGGGCTGAATTCACCAGAGTTAAAAGACGTTTGAATAGGACTAGCTTTTGCCATTATTCGTACCACTCCAGTGACATAAACGTAGCGGCAGCAGCACTGCCTACGTTGGTTAATCTAAACAAATACGACATGTTGCTTTTTAGCACAAACTCAAATGAATATGCGCCACCACCAGCAGCTTTTTTACTATCACCTGCTGATAAATATTCTTCGTAAATAACACCATTGTTGATAGTTAGCGTTGGGTTAATTAAAACACCACTATTTGCCGCCGTTGTTGATGTTCTATTACGGTTAATTGGCACGAACAATGTGCCGCCAGATGTTACTGTGACATCCTCATAGAAATAAACAATGGCATTTTGGTCACAATGCGCTTGCAAAATAATATGTGGATTGACTGATGCGCCAGTTGAAAGCACCATATCTAGGTTTGCACCTGCAGCTAAACCAGCATTAGGTGGATATAACTTAAATGCACTAAACGCTCTACCTTCATGCAGCCTGACATGGTTAATATCAGCTATTGGCGCTGGGTAATCTGAACCTGCAACACGCTGCCTGTCGTCTTTATCCTTTACGGTTAAAGCTGAAAACCGAGCGTCGGTGGTATGAGATTCACGTTCAACATATACGGCTGTCATAACCTAGACATAATCCAAGTATTATCCGCCACCTGCTGAGGTGGAATCTCTACAGCGTTAGATTTAATCGCAGCGCTCATCGCACGTTGATAGTCTGTATAAGCGTCAGCCTTCTTTTGGTTAGACTGAGTTAAATCTTCTGCCAATTCATAAGCCAAACGTGATGCAATTGCTTCTACAAAGGTAACATCCCACTGAGTAGTATCTACTATGTCAGCGCAATACTTAATCTTTAGCGGAGCAGCAAAGTCTGTGAGAATCTTATTGCCTTCAATAGCGTATTCAGACGTGTCACCGTTGACATAATCATCCAAGAAAACGCCTGTATAAATCTCATCTACCTGTAAAAGACGGATGAAATCTGCTGGCAATTGATATTCATAGGCAAAACCCCATGCTGGAGTAGTTGCTAAAGCAGGTAATGATGTACGCTTCTTGCTGAAGCTCCAAACACGTGTACGTAATTCGCTCTTATACACATGGTCAAACATTGACGATATAGCACGTGACTGCTTATTGTCATCGCCAAACGAAATAATCCGTGCAGCACCTAACTTGGTTAATGCACGGTTGGCAATCTCAACTTGTGATGCCATTGTCAGCTCCTAATTAAGCTGGTGGATAAATGTCTTGCAGAATGTAGTTCTTAATGTTTTCAATAGCATTAAAAACTTCTTGACGAGTTGCACCGTCAGCCAAATCAATTGCAATCTCTACAGTCTTAGACTGTGTTGATGAACCTTCAGCCACTTCAGTGATGTCGCCACCTAAATCTAATGCGTAGTAACGTGATGCCATGATTTTCTCCAGTGAAGATGGGGATGACCGAAGCCACCCCCTATCGTTTTACAGCATTAAGGTGCTGAGTAATACAAGTCTACAATCAAAGTACCGCTTGATGGTAGAGCAGCAGTGCCTACAGTAACCATTACTTCTTCTTCAGCAGTCAAAGGTGCATCATCAACAGATGTAGATGTACCAAAGATTGTTGGAGCAGCAGCAGTGAATACAGCAGCAGCACGATACTTACCAGCAGTACCTACAGCAATAGTAGCTGTGCTGAGAGTAGCGCTTGCATTAAGAACACCGTATGCGAATACAGCACCAGCAGGTAACTTGCCTAGAACAATAACGTCACCGTCAGCTTGAGAAGCCAATGTGATAACGCCACGTAGACGACGAACACGACCGCCTACTGTTGAGCCAGAAACTGCTGTAGCTGGAGTTGCATAAGCACCAGAAATATCATTTGAGTATGTTGTTGCCATGTCAGTTCTCCTTATTCAGCACACTTAATTTCAACGATTTTCTTCTCTTCTGTACGAGTAGCACCGAATGTACCTTTTACGTACACTTGAGTTGCATAGCCCTTATCAGCACGCTCAGAAACCATTGTATTGATGTCATTCCACATACCTAAATGTAAGCCTGACTTAGCGAACACTGGAACACGACGATACGTAGAAGCATCGGCAGTCAAGCGCTCACAATGAATGAAGTTAAAGCCCATGAAAGCTGTGATACGACCATCTACCAATACTGGGCGAGTGTTGTAATCTAAGCTAATAGCTTGTGCTTCAGACAATAGGTCATCGTGTTGCTGAGCAGTGATAACGGCAAATAATTGCTCATTGTCAACGTCAACTTCACCAGCCATAAGGATACGTTTTGCTTCACGTAACTTAGCGATGTTCAAGCCAGTTGCGCCAGACGCACCGTAACCTACAGCAACTTGGTTAGCTGATAGGAATGATGTGTTTGTGCTACCGTTTTCGCCAGTCTTGCTGTCAGCAAACATAGCAGCGATGATTTCGTCATCCATTGCACGACCCAATGCGTAAGCACCGTTCTGTGCATAAGATGATTGTGGGTCAATCAACATGCGTAGTTTGTCTTGGTCATCAATTAAGTCAGCCCATTCGTAGTCAGTTGGGAATACCCAACGTGCATCAGCAGGAGTTGAAATAAGTGGTGTGTCACCGTGACGAGCTGTACGTTTAACAGCGTTAACTGCTCCAACTTGCTCAACAGCTTTAGCAGCCTTACCTGTGTAAGAACCAACTGTAACTGCATTACGCAATTTAGAACCCTTTTGTTGCAATAACAACTGAACATTCGTACTGTATTGTTGTACGAAATGTGTATTTACTTGAAAAGACATAATGTCCCCCTAGAAAAAAGTTAAAAAATTACCTTAGTTTCGGAACATCTTGTCTGCTCTCGCAGGGAATTCCTTGGCACGTAAAGTGTGCCACCCTTGGTGCTTTCACCTTGTCACTGGGGTCTTGGCTTTACTTGTCCAGATTTAGAGCCTTTCGGCTCTGCCACGTCTTCAATATACCTACGATATATTTCAGCTCTCGCAACGACTTCCACTGGTGGTAAATCGCTACGATGAGCTAATTCTAAACACTTCAATTTAATTTCGCAAGTATTCATTAGCTTGGGTATCCAACTTTCATTAGACGCTCTAGCTCAGCCTTAGCATCAGCGTTGCCGCCTAAGTATTTAGCTGTCCAATCTGGGTCTTGTTTAAGGGCTGAAATGCGAACACGTGCAGCTTCAGGCGACATACCAAAGTTGCCAGAGTTTTTACCCTCTACAAATTGGCTTTCACCTAATCGTTTACCAATCTCGGCAAACTTCTTCATCATGTTAGCAGTACCTAAACCACGCTCCATTGCATCCAATTCGTCTTGATTGAACCCAAATTCACGTACGGCACGACGGCTTGCTTCAATGTTAGCGTCATATTCCTGACCCCATTCACCTTCAAGACTTGCCATCTCTTGCTCAGACTGCACCAATAACTGCTGCGTTGACTGTTGTTGCATGCCACCAGCTTGTTGGTTATACCAGTCAGCCAATTGCTCAGCTTGACGTGCAGTAAGCCCTAATTCATGGAACTTACCTGCTGCCACCTTAGCAAACTCACCTGTATCACCGTCTGGAACTGGTAACTTATATCCATCTGGGCTGGTTGGGCGACCTAAACGGTCATAAACCTTACCCCATTCAGACGCATCTGCATCTTCTTTAGGTAATACCAAACCTCTACCTGCTTTATCAGCACCCAATAACTTCTCTAAATTAGAGTAGCTGTTGATTACGTCTGATGGGTCTTTCCACCCTTTGTTTTGAATCAATCCACGTGTATCTTCTGGTAATGCGTCATACCATTGTGGTTGTGCTGGAGCTGGCGTACCTGCTGGCGCTGCACCAGAAGGGTTGCCAGTATCTACTGACCCTAATTCACTCATCTTGATTATCCTCGTTTAGATTAAAAATAACACGGTCTTCAATATGAAGATGTGCCATGATGCGCAAGAATACTTCTCGTCGCCCTTCAGCCATTGCCATAGCTATTGGGTCTATTGCGCCTCTGATTGGACTAACTATCGCTGTTGATGCGTTAGCCCTACAGAACTTTTTTAAATCCG